AACGCTTCCTCAGGGAAGCGTGGATACTCTTGGTGCATCTGCCACGGTTGCATATTACGACTCTTAGCGGTATACCAATCTTCGTCACGCTCACCATCAGCATCCCAAGGGAAAAAGATACCTTGAAACTGGTTGGTACCAGTTTGAGAGTTAACCCACAATTGGTGAAAGAAATTTCCTGAACCATTAGCGGTGGACAAACCAATAACACGACCACCGACATCGGCAATAGGTTCAATAGAAGCCCACGCTTCCTCAGGGTTAGGCAAAAACGCCCACTCGTCCACAATAACCAAATATACAGACTCACCACGAGCAGGGTCATTGCCTGACGGCAAAGATTCAATAGCGGACTCGTTATCAAACATCATTTTCTGTTGATGGTCAGTTGTTTGTTTAGGTCCACGCTCTTTCATCCAAACTGGAAGAAATCTGAAACCATATTTACTTTTAGCCAACAACTTAACCGACTCACGCTCCGTGCGTGACAACATAACCACAAAACGGTCCTGACGGAAAAACACCAACCAAAACGCATACGCAGCAGCGAGCGTACTAAAACCAATCTGTCGTGCCTTTAGGACGATACTGTAACGGTTTGTCATCCAAGCCTCAATTGTTTCCAATTGGGCTTCACGCAACTCAAATTTTATGCGACCCTTTTCAGGATGTTTAATACACCAATAAGTTTCACAAAAATATTTGAACGCTTCAACCTGTTCAGCAATCGTGGCGTTTTCTTGTCCACGACAAATACGCCACTCTTTTTCATTAAGAAGTTCTGCTAATTCCACGGCTCCCCGCCCCAAGGTCCAAACCCATCACCATAACGGTCATCAGCATAATCATAAATAGCCATAAACGCTTTACCGCTGGTAGTGGGGTCATACAAGTCTTTACATTTTGTTAAAACACCAGCATCCTGAAGGAAACCTTTTTTAGAGTATCTGTTTGGTTTGCACCAAAACTTGTTTATTTGAAACAAACCAACAGAACCACCGTTAGGGTCCTTTTTATTAATCGCCGATGCGTTGCATCGTGATTCCCGATACATGATGTAATCAATCTGATACATCATTTTCTGATTATTGGAAACCATCTTAATAATGTCATATTGGTTCTGACATTTAAGTTTCGGATGAAATTTTGCTTGGACAGAAGTTGGCAAAGCAAACAAACCTATGGCAATAGCCAGAACAATTATTCTTTTCATAAAACCATCCTACATGACCGTAGTCATTGATTGGGAATATTACTTAACTGATTCTTTCCAAGCCAGTACGGCTTGCGGAGTAGCATCTCCAGCGACATAACGAATATGCCAAGGTTCTTCTGGAACAACTTCCCAAGAAAAACCAAACTTTTCTATGTTATTAAACATCCATTCTAAACGCTTACCATTGGCACCTGTAACATCAATCGCAACACCTAACATGTGTTTGGAACATGTTTTGGCATCATCGTTTGGTGCAGCCAATGGCGCATTGTTTGGTTTCAAATAATACTTAACACCATTATAGGTGCGTGTAGACGCACCCGCAACTTCTTTAACCTGATATCTTTTCAGGAATCCAGCCTTTTGCTGGCTTATACTGCGGAACATGTCTCCGCTGCTAGTGGGGGTCAATAGTATGCCGTCTGCTTTAGCAGCGGCAACCAATGCTTCCCAAGCATCAGCAGCACATAACTCTAGGGAGCCGCCACCATCAACTTTGCGTAACATCTCAGGAGTTACCTGACTGGGCTTTTTACCCTTGAGATGATTACAGGGTTTGAATGGTGTTATAAATAGTTTCAACTATTTAACAGCCTTTTTAGCAGCCTTCTTAACAGTTAGCGGCTTACCTTGTGAAGCCTTGGAGCCGATAAAGGATGCAACTGTTGGGTCGCCAATCTTTGTTGATGCCCACGACAATGCAGCAGCCACCAACGGCATAGCCATAGCAGTCAAAGCAGGGTCAACATTATATTTTACACACAAGTAAACGATGATACCGAGAACGCCACCTTTGGCGGTTTGGTCAACTGACTGATTGCGGTTATTCATTTTTATCTCCCAAAATTGCGCCAACCATATGAACTACGATGGCAACCAATGTTATTTGTATACCGAAACGCCTAGTTGAACCAGACAAAGTGATTAGAACCATACCAGTTCCAGCCAATGTCCAAGTTAAACCATGGATTTCGGACACAATCTTCTTCATACAGTAGTCTATTTGTTCCTTCTAGAACCAACAGCGACAGTGGCAGCCCCAGCAGCCACCGCAATAAGAGTTCTACGAGTATCCACAGGAATAGTGGACCCAAGAGGAACATAATCACCCAATCCATCATCAAAAACATTTATGGAACCTTCAAACGCATTACGCACCTGAGTTGGTGCGTCCTGAACCGCTTCAACCAATGCTGTTATCTCATCAGGTAACAGTCCACCGATGTCAATAGCGTCAAAGATTTCTTCTGCCTGAGATTCCGTTATGACATCCAACACATCAGGGTTGGATGCCAGTTCTGTTGCTTGCTCCTCAGATATTGCTGTATCAAGAATTTGGTCAATCAACTCCACAGCCTCAAAATCCGTTAGATTCTGTAATATATCAACAACATCAGCGAACTGTTCATCAGTTAAAGTTATGTCACCACCACTAGCCTCATCTAAGGCTTGGACAAGTTCAACGGGTATTTCATCAAGAATATCGTTTGGAACCGTCTCAGGCGTTTCTGGTGCGTCTGGCAGGGTATCTGGAGGCAAGGTATCAGGTACCGTGGTGTCAACAAACGGTAGCGTATCAGATGGACCAATGGTAGTGTTTGGTACCGTATCAATCGTAGTAGTAGAGGCTTCTAATGTTTCTGGTGGAATTGTTTCAATTGGTAATGTTGTTTCTGGTTCAGGAACCGTTGTTGTCGGTTCTGGTACTGTCGTGTCTGGGGGCAGTGTGGTCGTTGTTTGAAGTATCGTAGTAGTCAGTTCTTGCTCCACAAGCACAGTCGTGGAGGGTGCAATAGTAGAAGTGGTTGTCATCAATGTTGTGGATGTTGTTGTAGATTCCCATAATGTCTCCGTTATAAAAGCGTCATCAGGAACTATTGACCATCCCTGATTGTTGATATTCCAAGCAAGCATCAGACACGATGACCCGCCATTTTCGTACATCCACAAGTCAAGTAGATGGTTCCCTGCACCAATTTCCAGCGGACCTGATTCCATCCAAGTGCAACCTTGGTCACCCCAATTACCCCACTCATTAGTCCCAATCTTAATCGTGCCACCATCATCGGTAGCCAACCAAAACTCAATAGTATTATGTTCAGGGATTATGATTGTCCCCGCCATATGAACCATAAACAAATCGTTCGTACAATCCAAATACGGTTCACCGTCATACGAACGGTTAATGTTGTTTTCCACTTCCATACCGCACTCGGTATAAATGTTATCCGACTTTATAGGCGGTATTTCATCTACAATGAAATACCGTGTTTGTAATCCTTGTTGGGATTCAGCGTGGACAGAAGGGGCAAACAACGCCAAAATTGCTACAGGTGCAAATATTAGCCAACGAGATGTGCGCACACCAAATTACAGGTAGGCAATCCAGTTTACTCTTACCGAAAGACTTGCTCCAGCAGCAATAGTAATGTTCCCTGCGTCTGCACTCCAAAAATTTATTTGTCCAAAGTATGCACCGAGGTCCCCGTTATGAACCAAAACCACAACAGGTGTTGCCCCCAAACCATGAGTAAAACTAGCAAGTCCAGAACCATTAGTGGTGACAACATTGCTGCCTTTGTTAAAGTTGGCTATACTACCCGCCGAGTTTGCATAATTGGCAGTAGTAGCAGTACCCGCAGTAGCGGCAGTACCAGCACTAGTTGCATAAGTAGCACTAGATGCAGTATTGGCACTATTCGCAAAACTAGCGCTACTAGCAGTACCAGCAGTACCAGCATTGGTTGCATAAGAAGCAGTACCAGTAAGTGTGGCAGTGATAGTTCCAGCCGAAAAGTTGCCACTAGGGTCACGGGAAACAATCGTATTAATAACATTGTTATTGGTGGCAGTAGTAGCACTGTTAGCCACTTTCCCAGCAGTAGAAATTGTTGCAAGTTTAGAATCAACAATGGCACCAGTGTCAATATTGGTTCCAGTTTGAATACCGTCAACAAAAGCCTTAACAGCCGCAAAATTGGTGTTAACTTCCGAAGCAATGGCTGGAAAGCCATTGGTGAATGTGTGAGTGATAACTAAAGCCATATATATGTCCTAAATGTTCCTTATAAGGTTGGTGGGGTCGGAAAAACAATCAACCTAGGATTAGCATTGGATGATGGCAAATCTCTGAGTTGCTGACGATATGTAGCCCATGCTTCTTTATCGGCAGTGGAATCTGGTATTTGTGTCCAATCACACATGTTTAACAAACCTACTCGCCTCCAACGAATAACATCAAGAACGGTTTGGTCATCAATGGATGTTGGGTCATTTTGCCAACTAAACCAAGCACGGACAAGGTTGTCTTGTGTTTGATTTATTTCATTTATTTGGTGGAATATTTCATCTTCTGAAAGCATTATGCTCCTTGTGTTATTTATGCGGGTCCAATATCTTCAACAATAATTACATTAGAATAAGCACCACTTGCATCTGCATAAAAAGTTCCAGTACCAGAACCCGTCAAAGAGTGAATTGAAAATGTTGTTGTTCCACTTACACCTGTTGCGTAGGTATGAACTGAAGCACCGATAAAAGGACCTGCTGTAGTCGCTGACCAGTCTGTTCCCTGTATTCTTGTAGCACCATTAAAAATAGACATGTTATAATAAGTTGATGACGAAACAGCGGAAAAATATCCCTGTGCGGTTACTTTATATATTCTTCCTGTTACAGCAGTAAAAGCAGGTGCCGCCAAAACTAGAACATCTGTTGTTGTTAAAGCGGTACTAGTTGTTTTCTTTGCGTAAGCAACTACACCCCACGGAAGATTCCAGTTTGCATACCAAGCCGAACCGTTCCAAACCAACACCTTGTCCGTGTCGGTTTCATAAATCATTTGACCTTCAAACGGTGACGCAGGACGAGTACCACTGGTGCATACACCAGATTTAATAATTGATTGCGCACCAACAACAGAACTAAGAGGCATTAGAACTCCTTAAAAGTAAGCAACAACATATATGACACCTGAACCTCCAGTACCACCAGTAACAGTACCGTTGTTACCACCCGCACCACCCGCACCTACTGCATACGCATATGTTGCGGCAGGAGATGTAATAATACATTCAACATATCCACCTGCACCACCACCGCCAGCAGTATAAACTTGACCTCCATTGGAACCGCCGCCGCCACCTCCACCGCCACCTGTATTAGTTTTTCCTGCTGTGCCACTTGCGTAGTTGGAACCACCTACACCTTTGCCAGCACCACCAAAAAAAGAAGAACCACCCGAACCAGCCATATAACTACCAATGCCTTGCGGTGCATCACCAGGGTTGCCGTCACCACCCGATATTGCAATACCAGAAGCACCCGTAACTATTGTTGCAGTACCACCTAAACCGCCACCATCATTTACTTGCCCAGCCGCACCACCATTGGCGGTACCTGTACCAAAAGTTGTAGCCGTACCCCCTACTCCATTGGTGGCACCAGTGTTAAATGGTGCAGCACCGCCACCGCCACCGCCAACCATTCTTACAGACAACCATCTTGTACCAGATGGAACCGTATAGGTTCCACTGCCACTTCCATAAACAGTTGTTTGGGGTACAACATTAACTGGATACCCAATCCACGCAGAACCATTCCAAACTTTAGACAAAGTTGTGTCAGTTTCATAAATTACTTGACCTTGAAACGGCACACTAGGACGATTAGACGAAGTGCAAACGCCCTGTCGCAATCCTTGTGTAGTAGCAGAAATAGTCATTGAGTTGCCTTAATAATGTAGTTGAGAACAATTGTTGGCTGCATGTTACTATGCGCTGATGCTGCATTAGCAGCAGTGTTGTTAACATTGCTAATGGAAACATTGGATGTTACAGAGTGAGTGTGCCCGACATTCATACCAGCCGTAGTTCCAGAGTGAGTATGGTTTGCCGAAATACCACTAGTTGGAGTGTTGTAAGTACCGCTGTTGGCTGCGGCAGCAAACGAACCACCACCTGTATAACCAAAAAAACTGTAACCCCACTGGTGACTATGGTCCGCAGAAACAGTACCAGTACCAAAAGTGTGTGAGTGGTCCGCAGAATGAGAACCACTAGTAACAGCATTATTTGTTACCGTGTTTGCGTGAGCGTGTGCTGGAACACCAGATTCCGCAGAAGTTAAAGTAACAGTTTCCGTACCAGTAGCAGTACCCAAAGTATTTGCAATACTTAAACGACCCGCATCAGTGCCACCCATGTTGTCCACGCCAGCAATAGCACGACCACGCATATCGGGAATATTAAAAGTAGTGGAACCATCACCCGAACCATAAGTCGTATTCAACGCAGTAAACAACGCAGAATACTCTGTACGAGAAACAGCCTGTCCGTAACACATCAACCAGCCAGAAGGAGCAGTGACACCAGCAAACGCCGACACAATGCCAGCAGGCACCTGAGTCACATTACCCAAACCGACAGACAAACCCATAACTAGTTGGTCTTTTCCCAACCGACAACCGTAACCGTCACCTTAGAAGCCGTATCCGACAAACCCTGCAAGGTTTCACCAGTCAACAACACCAGTGCCGTATCCCAAACCATCACATCATTCGCACCAATAGGCAACCCAGACATCAAACGGTTCGCTGCCGTAGCAGCAGAACCAATAGCCAAAGTAACAGTACGGTCAACCGTATCCGTGTTACAAATAACAATCTGCTTAATAACCTCAGTGATGCCAGCAGCCGCCGTACAAATAGTTGTTGTAGTTGTACCCAACTGTGTTGGTCCACCCAACCTAGATTCAATTCTGTCTCCTGATGCCATATTAAGCCCCTATGTCCATTAATATTAGTGCTGCGTTCCTAGTGTCGGTCATAACATCTGAACTAACAGTAGCGTTAATCCATGCGCTACCATTCCATTGTAAAACCTGACCCGAAGTAGCGCTAGTGATTGTTACATCGCCAACATCATCCAAAATGGATACGCTGGGGATGGTTGCCCAAATCAAACCAGTTGTTTCAGCAGAATCAGCCTTCAAAAAATATCCGTTAGTTCCAACACCTTGTCGTGCCAACCCACTACTAGACCTAGTTAGGATGTCACCTTTTGTTGTGAGTGTTGTTGTGCCACCTTCAGGTCCTGTAGCACCTGTGGCACCAGTAGGTCCAATGGAACCTGTTGCTCCAGTTGCACCCGTAGGTCCAGTCGGTCCCGTTGGACCAGTCACACCAATATCACCTTGAATACCTTGAATACCTTGAGGTCCTTGTGCGCCAGTAGCACCTGTCGCACCCGTAACACCTTGAATACCTTGGATACCGACAGCACCATCAAGGTTTATTTCCCAAGAAGAAAAAGTTCCAGAACCAGTTTTCTTATTTAAATCAATAACCAAAGCACCAGTTGTCTGATTATAAGACACAACTTCTCCGTGCATATGGTTACTTAAACTATTAGCAATAATGAGAGTCTGAGCCGTGGAATAATCTAGGTGCAAATCAACCGTATACAAAGTTATGGTACCAGCACTTGCAATTGTCAAAGTAGTAGTAGATGTAGTGTGATAACGGTCCCCGTCTAAACCACTGTTACCAGTAAGACCTGTTGCACCAGTTGGACCTGTAGCCCCTGTTGGTCCTTGAACACCTTGGATGCCTTGAGAACCTGTTACACCGATTGGTCCTTGTGGACCAGTCGGACCTGTTGCTCCTGTAGACCCTGTAGCGCCCGTAGCACCCGTTGGACCCGTAGGACCAGTAAGTCCTGTTGGACCTGTAGGACCAGTTGCTCCTGTGGCTCCAACAGGACTTACAGGACTTACTGGTCCTACGGGTCCAACA